CCATTTGATCTTGCTCTAGCAGCATAATCATTGGGTGGGCCACCAGCCTAGAAACAGAAGTGGTGGCACTTTATATTATGGTAACCTAAGGAAAAGAAATGAACGCAGAAGATATCAACCGCTTTTCTATGGATATTGAAGAAATGGTATACATGAAGGATATTCCTTACATTGATGCCGTTGTTATGTATTGTGAAGAGAATAACTTTGAACCAGAAATGGCAGGTAAACTTGTCTCTGGTGTCCTCAAATCTAAGATACAAATAGAAGCTGAAGAACTCCACTATCTCAAAAGAGCAAACACCGCAAAACTACCAATATGAGCCACTTCTCTGGTTATGGTGCCTATCTCGTTTTTGTCACGGTGAGAACTCACTTTGAATCCTCTACTTTTGATTTTTTCAAGCACAAGAACGTTAAAGCCAACAAAGCAACATATCTAAAAAGGAACGATAAGTCATTCTTTGACATGATTGCCAAGGATTATGATGCCAAAGAATTGATGGAGTTTTTTGTTGCCAATCGTCTTGAAGGTCGGAACTATATCACCGAACTCCTTGATGATGAGGCTCAGATAACATATACCAATTTTAAAAGGAGGAAACAAGCACTAACATATAATTTTAGAAATGAGATTGAAAACTTGAACTGCCTTACCATTTTCAAGTGTCAAGATGATAGATATCCTCAGATAGTAGAACTTTATCTTCAAGGTATTGTATCACCAGAAACAATGGTCATTCTAAATGATTTCACCTCATTCATAGATAAGTTTGATAAATACTATGATAAGAATGATCCAATTTGGTCTAAAATATCTCTCAAATTAAGGAAGTATAAACCGTTCGTAAAATATCCTAAGGACAAAATCAAACACATACTCAAGGAGAAGGTAGATGAAACTCGAACTAGAATTAATCGGTAACGCATCAGATATCCTAAGAGAATATGTAAATGGAGACTTTGAGGTAGTTAGGTTTGAAGATAAGATTGCCTTTGTCCATATGGAAACAGGCGAAGCATATGATCTTCCTGAAGATGTTATTTATTATCTGGAAACTATACTATATACTTGACAGAGGGAGATCCTTCTGCTATAATACACATATTGTTATGGTAAAGTGAGATACAACGATTATACAACGCTATACAAGGAGAATACAATGAACTTTGCAAATCTAAAAAAACAATCTAAGGATTTCAACGGCCTTCTAAAGCAGGTTGAAAAGATGAATGGAGGTGGTGGTAACTTCGAGAAAGAAGGTACCGACAACTATTGGAAGCCAACACCAGACAAGACAGGTAATGCCTTGGCTGTTATTCGTTTCCTTCCAGGTCCTGCCGTTGATGGTGACGACGCCCTTCCTTGGGTCCGTTACTTTGATCATGGTTTCCAGAACAAGGTTACTGGAAAGTGGTATATTGAAAAGTCCCTAACAACCTTCGATGAGAAGGATCCTGTATCAGAGTATAACTCAACACTCTGGAACTCCACACAAGACGATAACTCTCCTGAGCGGAAGCAAGCCCGTGATCAGAAGCGTCGTCTTCACTACGTTTCTAACATCTATGTGGTGAGTGATCCTAAGAATCCTGAGAATGAGGGTAAGGTATTCTTGTTTAAGTATGGCAAGAAAATCTTTGACAAGATTACAAAGATGATGAACCCAGACCTTGAGTCCGAGGGTAAGGTCAATCCTTTTGATCTTTGGCAAGGTGCCCATTTCAAGTTGAAGGTAACCCGTCAGAATGTTAATATGGGTGGTCGTAACGTATCATTCCCTAACTATGATGAGTCCGTGTTCCTCGCACCAGGTCCGCTATCAAAGGACGATGATGAGATGGAAGCAATTTGGAAGCGGGAACATTCTCTCAAGGAGATTGTTGATCGTAAGAACTTTAAGACCTATGCTGAACTTAAGGCACGCCTTGATGATGTTAATGGTTACACAGGTTCACAACCAGCACCACGGGCGCCTGCGTCTGTAGAAGAGGAAGCACCTTGGGTAGAGACGCCTAAGCCAGTTGCCAAGAAGGCACCAGCACCAGTTGTGGAAGAGGAAGAGGATGAAGACCTCGCCATGTTTCGCAAGTTGGCTGAGGACTGAGACTTTACAAGATAACTATTAAGAAGGGGCCTACGGGCCCCTTTTTTATTGTTTATTACCTAACGTGAAATCGTTACCCGTATCTCTTGTAGCACCTTCATTAAAGTATGCTCTACCAATGGCACGTTCTAAAGTCGGACTCTTAAATGGATCTATAGCAATTGATGGTAATTGGTTCATCATACTCTGATGTTGAATATCAGGTTTTTCCTGGGTCACAGGTTTCTGTGGTGGTGTGGACTTAGTATTATCATATGCATTACCTTTACTAACTTCTTCTCTCAAGGCACCCAATTCCGCTTCTGTAGCATTAGGTGCAGGACCAATACTTTCAGGTTTTGTCCTAATAACAGGTTCCGCCTCTGCTTTTGGCGGCACTATACCAAGATTTCCAAGTGCCGATTTTATTTTATCAGAATATGATGCGGGTTTAGGTTCAGCAGTAGCAGTCTCAACAGCAAATTTATCTGATGGTCCTGGTGCTGTACCACCTTGCTTAGATGCTACCCTAGTTTGTGCTTGTTGATATTGATTGTGATAAGCGAGGGTGTCCGCCATTTCATTTCTGAAACGCCGTGACTGAGAAGGAATAGCCTGACTTCTTTCATGAAATAATGCCTTGATCATTTCTTCATCACCTTGGGCACCGGATTCTACGGCTCTATCAATAAATTTATAAGATGTGTTTCTGCTCTGAACACCCATACTATGTATTGCTTCTTTAATAGCAGGATTACTTATGTTTATACCTTTATTTTGAGCATACTTAACAAAAGGATCATAGTGTGTGCTATCAATAAAGGCCTGTTGTGCTTTTGCAAATCCTTCTTTATCTTGTGCCACAACTTGGTTATAGACATCAGTAAATTCTTTTGTACCTGGATTTAAACCTTTAAATGAATCCGCATATTGTTTACCGTAATTGGAACGTAAAAATTCACCCATCGTTCCACCTGTTTGCTTTCTTGCACCTGGTGTTCTTGAAGAAAGTTGGTGGGCACCATAAGATACACCGCCTGGATCTGCTACCTGTCTTTTACCTTTTCTCAACATACCTGATGAAACTGTTTCAATACCACCTTTTGCACCTTCATATTTGGCACCAATATGTCCTAACGGTCTAATGTCCATCATACCTGTATTAGGATTAATCGACATCGTTTCTTTCTCAGGATTGACAGTAAACTGGTCACCTTTGGAGTCGGTTACAAGGGCAGTATCACCTTTATGTGGTTTGCGTAGGCGAGTCATATGAGCATGACCATGTATCTTATGTCTACCACCACCTGCGTGTGCAGGAGTGTTAGCAGGAATTTCAGTTAATATTTTGCTGGTATCCATTCCCAACATTTCTTGGAACTTTTTATAGTTGCCGATTTTGGCCTGTCCTGTTTGAGCATCATAAGAAGAATTGGTTTCTTTCATAAGTTTTGCTGTATCACCGTGCTTCCAAAATCCATCCCAGATAGTATCATCAGGTACGGCACCAGCAAACATACCAGCTTCTTCCTTAAACTGAGGCGTTTGTCTTATGGCACCAATCAATGCTTCTCTATTGACATTAAAGGTTTTAGAACCTTCTGCTTGTTTCTCTGGTTTATTAACGGTAGCAGTAGAAGTAGGTGTCTTTGCCTGTTCTTGAGATTGCTCAAAATCAAGTTGTTGTTCTGGTATATCCGGAGCATAAGATGGCGGTGGAGGTACAGTAGGAACACCAGTTGTTGGTTGAGTTGTTACTTGTGTCTTTGCCTGTTCTTGTTGAGGTTGACCTCCGGAAACTGGTGATACCTCTGCACTTGGCTGAATAACACCATTGGCCGATAATTTATCCAATCCTGCTTGGTTTGGTTCATGTATAACAAAGTTATCATAACCATTGGATAGAAAATGTGATTGAACGGTATCAGATGCCCATTGGTTAGGACCTACCTTAATTTGAGCATGTCCTTGTCCTCTACCGCCTCCAGTGGATGATATAACTGTACCAATTGGCAAACTGGCGAGATAGTCGTTTGTCAAATAATCTTTACCAATACCTCTACCTGTTTTAAACAGGCCTGAGTTTTGGAAATAGTTATTACCTCTTGATAAAGAACCTGCGGTGCCGTCACCACCTATACCATTATTAATAAATGCAGAATGACCATACATATGGCCTGCCATAACTCTGGCGCCTTTGCCACACATGTGAGTATAGTTGTCAACGCCTTGAGATAAAGCAAATTTAGAAAAGTCTGGTGAAGAACCTGGTGAACCTGGTGTACCGCCGCCTGGAGACGAAGGTGTTGTAGGAACATTGAATTGTGATATCTCTCCTCTTCCAACCGCAGACCTTAATTGTGCGTTCCAACTTGTCCAATTTTGTTGACCTGATTGGCGTAACAATGCTAACGCAACTCTTGTTTGTTCTTCTTTCGTTGCCTCCATAGCACTTGTTGCGGTAATACCTAGCTTAGGTGCAATATTTCTCCAATTGGTATTAGTTAGCTGGAAGTATCCTTGTGCAGTATGTGTTTTATCATTAATATAATTAGGAATATTTCTGTTTCCAGATTCATATTTCAGAACCAGACCTAAAAAGTTTCGTTCTGATGCTGTCATGTTATCTACATTTGGAACACCGGATCCTGAAGTGGCGGCGCCTTTGCCAGTACCACCTTCTCTTGCTATTCTTTCTCTAGCACCAGGGCTGGATGTTCCTAATTTCTGATCAATGTCATCATAATACTTTTGTGTTTCTGCTTGTGTTCTTTTGGTTATAGCCTTTTGGAATCCACTAACATCAGGTAATCCTCTTCTGAAGTAATCAGGAAAAAGTTCTGCATATTGAGTAGGAGTAAGCAAAGATAATAGACGACTACCATACTCAGGATTTGCTGCTTCACGCATCCTTTGTTGTGTGGTGAGTTTTTTAAGTTTCTTAGTAAGTTCTTTTGACTTTTTGGTGGCCATTACATCTTAACTCTTTTGTTTAATCTGCCTCTTTGCTCGTTTCTCAAGTCTCTTATTCTTTCTTCTTCGGCCTTAATATGTGCCTTTAGTAGATCAACATATATTAGTTTTTCCCAAGGCATCATCTTTTCAATTTCTGTTATCGACCACTTGTGATGATGCATCAAAGCAAAGTTAGATTTATAATGGTTCTCTAGTGTATCATGGCCCATTATTAGAAAAAAAAATCATAGAAATCTGAATACCTCACCTTATGTTCAAAACCACATTTGGTACAT